TCACCAGCAATGCAGAACTATATGAATAAATATGATATAACAATTAACAATTTGTTCAGTAAATATTTTCATAAAGCAAAAGACTATGATTATGACTTGATCAAGATTTACCTAATGCAATTTTATAACAACTATGCGAAAGATTATCCAGTCTTATCTCAAGTTACTAAAGCAGGCAGGGTAAATGTTGAAAAATATTATCTTGAAAAGAAAAATAATTCAAAAGTAAATAAGATACCGTTTCCTTCAGGTAAAATTGCTTGCGATAGAACACTAACCGAAGTTATTCAACGCCAGCAATTATCACAACAACAAGTGGATAGCGTGTATAACGACGCATATTGGATCTCATATTATCCTCAGATTATGAATTATGAAATGGGTAAGCCGTTAGACAGCAAAAAAATAAACAAAGTTGTAAAAAATTGTATAGACATACATAAAACGATTGGCATTGATGAAGCAAAGAGTTATGTTAATGGTGTGTTTAAAATATTACGTTTCCCAGGAAGTGGTCAAATCTCAACCACACCTCAGAAAAGTAATTTGTTGACTTCTGACTTATCCCCTGATACAATAGAGACATCTACAACCTCTACAACCTCTACTCCAGCATCAAGTGGCTACACCTCTGGCGGTTCCACATCCGGTGGCTCATCTGGTGGCTCATCTGGTGGTAGCGGATACTAAGAGTGCTACTTGTTAATTCAAACATTAGACGATAAAAGACACTGCGTCGGCATTTACCACGACGGCAAACTGATCTATGACTGCGAAGAATTTGACTTCGACGCTGTAACTGCGACCTGGAATTACAATCCAGTCTTTTCACAAAAAGGTGCTCTTATCGCCTCGTTATTCGTCGGTGGTAAATCGCTAAATGAAGTTTGCCCTGATTTTCTTAGACACCGCTGGGACAGCATTAACGCTCGTCTGAACGCCTTCTACAAGTCATTTTCTACCGCCAAAATAAGTATGGACATCCACTGCTTCTTTGACCTTGTACCTCAACGGTTTCTCCTTGAATATTGCGAGGTCAAAAACAAAATCACGGACCATATCGTCAAGACTTACACCAAGCCTGCGAACTATGAGTTTCTTAGAAACTTAGCAGAAATGACCTACGACATCAGTCAGAGAAAACTAAATCTTGATTACTCAGAGATTGCTCGCGATAGCCACCAACTTAAAGTTCGCAACTTTATTAACAAGTCCAGATATACAAAGCCCTATGTGAATTACAATATGTGGGGCACGAAGACTGGGCGTATGACAACTCGCAAGCATTACTTTCCAATCCTCACGCTTGATAGCGACTACCGCTCTATCATCAAACCAACAAACGATTACTTTGTAGAACTTGACTACAACGCAGCAGAGCTTCGCGTCCTGCTCGGTCTCAGCGGCAAAGAACAACCAACAGAGGATCTACACACTTGGAACTTGAATAATGTGTATAGCGGAGTTGGAAGTAGAGAAGAAGCAAAGAAGCGTATCTTTGCTTGGCTTTACAACCCTCAGTCAAAAGACTTTGCCTCCAATCGTGTTTATGAACGCGACAGCGTTTTAAGAAAATACTGGAACGGACAAGTTGTAATAACTCCGATGGATCGTGTAATTCCAGCGGATAAACACCACGCACTAAACTATTTAATACAGAGCACGACCAGCGATATCGTGTTGTCACGAGCATTTAAAATTGCCGAGAAACTTAAAGATAAAAACTCCTTTATTTCTTTCACGCTCCATGATAGTATTGTTATAGACTTTGATGATAGCGAAAGAGAGTTAGTGGAGGAGTTATTAAATATCTTTTCTCAAACACCTCTCGGCAAGTTTCAAGTCAACCTTAGCGCTGGTAAGTCTTACGGGGACATGAGGAGGATTGAATGGACACAGTAATCGGGCTTGGAAAAGCCGGTTGTGCTATTGCGGACAAGTTCGCCCAGTATCCTCAGTACAAGATCTTTAAGATTGACTCCGAGGGATTAAATTCAAAAAGCAAGAACTGCCATCTTATTAAGAAACGAGGCACTCCCGAGGAATACGAGAAGGCAATCCGTTCGATGAAGACTTTCTTTAGTAAAGCCACAGACGATATTCTTTTTGTGCTGTCTGGGTCTGGTATGATCTCTGGCGCGTCTCTTCAGATACTCAAGAACTTGAAAGATAAGAATGTCAGCATTCTTTACATCAAGCCAGACTTGGAGTTTCTTGGGCACACGAATGTCATGCAGGAGCGTGTTGTAAGAAATGTTCTACAAGAATATACTCGCTCCGGTGTGTTCAAGCGTATCTTTCTTGTAGACAACAAGAAAGTAGAGGAAATCCTTGGCGAGGTTCCAATCATTGGCTACTACGATAAATTGAACGACCTTATTGTCTCCACCTTTCATATGGTGAATGTTTACAACCACCAAGAGGCAATCCACGCAACCCCATTTGATACAGCAGAAACAACACGCATTTCCACACTTGGAATATTAAATGTGGACGAGGGCAAAGAAAAATTGTTTTTTTCCCTTGACAACATCCGAGAGAAGTGTTATTATTATGCTATCAACTCAAAAGTTTTAGAAACAGACGGAAAGCTTTTGCGAACACTAACCGACAATATTAATAAAAACATTGGCAAAGAAGTTCGTGCCGGATTTCAGGTTTACTCTACCTCTTACGAGCAAAACTACGGCTACTTGGTTGTAAATACCGAGAAGACCAACAATTAGGATTTATATGAAAACCGCACTAACCTTTCTTAAAAACCACTGGAAAAGAATGACCACTCTGTTTGTTCTCTCGATGGTCGGCACTTTTGCTGCACTTCAAGTTTATAAAAATGGTATTGACCTTGGCAAGCAAGTTGGGCGATGTGAAATCACTTGTGTTCTCTTTATGGGAGACTTCATCGCACTTGATGGCGAAGGCTGTCAGTGTGAGTTGGCAACTGGATTTACCGTCACCATTCCACTCGACCCAGATTTTTTTGAAATTTCTTTGACAGAAGAATAAAACTATGTTACAATCTATAACAGCAAAGCGAGAGATTTATCGCTTTGACTCTAGACCAACCAGTCACAAACCAACAAGGAGATAAAAATGGCAATTAATCTAGATAAAATGAGAGAGCGCAAGGCAGCGCTCGAAGGTAGAGGTGGCGGAGGCAACCGCGATACATTCTGGCGTCCACAAGACGGCGAACAGACTATTCGTATTGTCCCCACTGCTGATGGCGACCCCTTCAAGGATTTCTGGTTCCACTATAATGTGGGCAACAACCCAGGTTTCCTTAGCCCGAAGAAGAACTTCGGTGAGGAAGACCCACTTAACGACTTTGTTCGTAAGCTCTTCAACGAGGGCACCGAAGAAAGCATTAAGATGGCGAAGTCGCTCATGGCTCGTCAACGATTCTTCTCCCCCGTTCTCGTAAGAGGCGAGGAAGATAAAGGTGTTCGTATCTGGGGATATGGCAAACAGGTCTACGAGCAATTGCTTAACCTTGTTCTTAACCCAGAATACGGAGACATTACCGACACGGACACGGGAACTGATCTCGTTCTCCACTACGGTAAACCCCCTGGAGCAAGCTTCCCACAAACGAAGCTCACTCCTCGTCGTCGCTCTTCTGTTCTCTGCGATGAGGCAGTTGGCGGTGATGACCGCTGCGCGGAATTGCTTGAAAGCATTCCAGAATTCGACACGCTCTTTGAGCGTAAGACGCCAGCAGATGTAGGCGCTATGTTAGACGCATACCTGCTTGGTGAAGAAGGCACCAACGAGGGCACTGATACCACAACCCCTCCTCCCTCCACTGATACAGTATCCTCTGTTGATGCAGCCTTCAACGAACTCATGGGAGCGTAATCCCCGCGCCCACAGGGAGGCACAGGGTTATCAGGTGCCTCACACCTTTATATTGGAGATTAAATGAGAATGGCGAAAGCTAAAACTACAAAAGCTGGCAAGTTAAACTTGTCTGATATGCGTGCCCTCATTAATAAGAGGGCTGGTCTTAATGTCGCACACGACTTGACCGAGCAAAACCCTACTGAGGTAAAAGATTGGATTCCAACTGGCTCTCGCTGGCTGGACTCTATTGTTTGCCGTGGTCAACTTTCTGGTATTCCTGTTGGCAAGGTAGTGGAGATTGCAGGTCTTGAAGCGACAGGTAAATCTTATATGGCAGCACAGATCGCTGCGAATGCTCAAAAGATGGGCATCGATGTTATTTATTTTGATTCAGAGTCTGCGATTGACCCATCGTTCTTGGAGCGAGCAGGATGTGATTTGAATCAACTTCTTTATGTTCAGGCGACCTCAGTAGAGTTTGTTCTGGAGACTATTGAAGATCTTCTCGCCAACAACGAAAACCGCATGTTGTTTATCTGGGACTCGCTGGCTTTGACACCAGCCATCTCGGATATTGAGGGCGACTTTAACCCTCAGTCTTCCATGGCTGTTAAGGCTCGTATTCTTGCGAAGGGTATGTCCAAGTTGACCGTGCCTATCGCAAACTCGCAGTCTACCTTCTTGGTGCTGAACCAGTTGAAGTCCAACATCACTCGCTCACCTTCTGAGGCTTTGACAACTCCTTATGTCACTCCAGGCGGAAAGGCTATGATTTATGCCTACTCACTCCGCATCTGGTTGACCGGACGAAAAGCCAAGGCATCTTTTGTTGTAGATGATAAGGGGTTCCGCATCGGTTCGGAGGTTAAGGTCAAGCTTGAAAAGTCTCGCTTTGGAACTCAAGGACGACAATGTAACTTCCGCATCCTTTGGGGTGACGAGATTGGCATCCAAGACGACGAGAGTTTGTTTGATGCTATTGGATCTTCCTCCAGCCTTGTTCGCACAGGTGCTTGGTATACTCTTATGGACTCTACAGGAAATCC